GTTTCCTGTCTTCCTTCGTGGCCTGTCCCAGACGCGCCGCGCTCGCGCGGTCCCAGTCATTCGCCTGCTCGCACGCAGCCCGCCACGCCGCGATCTGCGCAGGATAAAGCCCGCGCTCGCGGCAGTACCGTGAGTGGCAAGGCAAGGGGGTGCTGTGATGAACATGCATGACCTGCCGCCAGCCCCGCGCGGCCCGACGATCATTCGGCCCGCGCCGGATCGGCGGTCGGCCTTCTACAGCGCCGCCGCGCTAGAGGGCAAGCCCGTGCCGCCCCGCCAATGGCTGGTGCACGGGCTAGTGCCGCAAAAGACAGTAACCCTTTTCAGCGGCGACGGCGGCACAGGAAAATCGCTCTTGGCGCTGCAACTGGCGGTCGCGGTCGCGGCGCAAATTGCATGGATCGGCAGGACGGTGAACACCGGGCGCGTGATCTTCTTGTCCGCAGAAGACGACGACGACGAGTTGCACCGGCGGCTCGATGACATTCTGCGAGCCGAGGGCCGGGGCTATGACGATCTGGCGGGCCTCACCCTGCGATCGCTGGCGGGCGAGGATGCGTTGCTGGCAGTGGATAGCCAACTGGCGCTTATGCAGTCGGCGCTATTCGAGGAACTGGACCGGCTTGCGACCGAGGAAGGCCCGGCGCTGATCGTGCTGGACACGTTGGCCGACGTATACCCGGCAAACGAAAATGACCGGGCCAAGGTAAGGCAGTTTGTGGGCATTTTGCGCGGGCTTGCCCTGCGGCAGAAATGTGCCGTCCTGCTACTGAGCCACCCGTCGCTGAGCGGCCTTAACTCTGGCAGCGGCACGTCAGGATCGACGGCATGGAACAACTCTGTCCGGTCGCGGCTCTACCTGTCGAGGATCAGCGACAGCGGATTCGAGCCTGATCCAGATGCGCGGGTGCTATCCACCAAGAAAGCCAACTACGGGCGCACGGGTGGCGAAATAAACATCAAGTGGCAATCCGGTGTATTCGTCGCTGAGGCGCAGCCATCGGGACTTGATGCGCGGGCGGCGGGGGCCAAGGGCGAGCGGGTGTTTCTCAAGCTGTTGGACACACTGACGACGCAAGGTAGGCGCGTGAACGCGGCAGGCGGGCAATCCTACGCACCAAAGGCGTTCGCGGATCACCCCGACTCCGAGGGGGTCACCAAGCGGGCGTTCAAGGCGGCGATGGAGCACCTGCTGTCGGCGGGCAAGGTGCGCGTGGCCGAGGACGGGCCACCCTCGAAGCGGCGGACCTACCTTGAGGTTGCCAAATGAGCGCAGCTTCCAACCCGCTTCCAACCCCCTTCCAACCCCCTGTTCGCACACACCCCCATACCCCCTAGGTGTATGCGCACCCCCTTGGAGGGACGCGCACACCTGAGATGGTCCAAGCGTGGTGGATTCTATGCAGCTACGACGTGACAGACCCGGAGGCTTGGGCATGAAACCAATCTCTGGAAAAGGCCCTTACCAGCGAATGAAAAACGCCACAGAAAGGACGACGACATGACAGACTTCAACGCCCGCAGCGCCGCGCACGGGCTGCACTATGGCGAATTCGACGACATCAGCGAAAGGGACCGCCGCAAGCTATCGCGGCTCTTGGCGCGTGTTGCTGAGAAAGCATACCGGCGCGGCGCGCAGCACGGGGCGCAAATGGCGCTCGACGGCACGCTCGCCCGCGATCTGGCAAGGGTGCGCTTCGAGAGCAATCTGGACCGCTCGCCATGGCTGGACGATCCGGGCCAGTGGGATCACGCCGAGGATAGGCTGCACATGGAGAACGCCGAACTTCGGCAGGTAGGTCTGCACCCGCGCCGACGCTGACCTTCTACGCATGAACCGACAGAAAGGACATACCAATGACGAACACCACCACGCCCGAAATCCGCCACCATCTGGCCGCCCGCCTCATGACAACCGCAGGCAACTTGGAGCGCGACAGAGTGTTGCCAACTGCCGACATCGCGACGGCTTTCGTTATGGCCGGGGCGACCATCGCCGCCGTCAACGTCGGCCCGGCGGCGGCGGCTGAGTGGCTGCGCGATCTGGCCGATGCGATTGAGGCCGCAGAAAATCGCTTGAGCCGACCGACGCAATGATATATCATATCCTTGTTACTGGCGCATTGCACGACGCTGCGCCAGCGACCCGAGTAAAGGCTACGCACGACGCTGGCCCACACCTCGCCGGGAAAGTCCCGAATCCGCACGCAAGACGCTGCGCAAATCCCACAAAACAACGCCCCTCGGGGCAATACAGGAGTGTGAAAATGACACACGCAAATATCAAAGGCGGGATCGTTGCCGTGCGCGCGAATGCTGGCAATTCCTCTCAAATTTTGGCCGAGATGTCGAGCGCGTTTGGCCAGTTCAAGCAAGACCACAAGGCCGAGGTTCGCCAACTGGGTGCCGCGATTGATGACGTCAACCAGACCCTCGCCGGGCTGCGCGTCGGCAGCGGTGCTGGCACTGCATCTGGCGGTGTATCACAACGCGACCGAACCGAGGTTAATGCCGCATTGCGCAAGCTGATCCGCGACGGCGACGCTGCACCTCTGGCGGCGCTGCAATCGGGCATCAACGCGGGCATGTCCACCGACAGCAACCCGGACGGCGGCTATAGCGTCGTGCCATTTTTGTCGCCCGCGCTGCAAGAACGCCTCATCGCAACTTCGCCTATGCGCCAGCTTGCGCGGATCGAGCAAATCGCCACCGACACGTTCGAAGAAATAACTTCGCTTGGGCTGTCCGGTGGCGCCTGGGTTTCCGAGACCGAAGCGCGTGGCGATACGGCAACGCCTCAACTGCACAAGCTTTCGGTGCCCGTTGCCGAGGTCATGGCACAGCCGAAGGTTACGCAAAAACTGCTGGACGACAGCGCCTTTGACCTTGCGGGCTGGCTGGCCACCAATATCTCTCGCTCTTTCGCAAGCCTCGAAGGCGCGGCCTTCATTTCCGGCGATGGCATCGGAAAGCCAAAGGGCCTGCTAAGCTATCCTACGGACGACGCCGCCGACGATGCGCGCCCGTGGGCCACGATCCAAACCATCCCGACCGGCAAGGCGGACGGGTTCATCGCCCCCACCACCACCGCCAGCCCGGCGGATTCGCTGCTTGATCTGGTCTACTCCCTGAAACCTGAATACCGGGCCGGGGCAAGCTTCATCATGAACCGCAAGACTGCCTCGGTGGTGCGGAAAATGAAGGATGCGGATGGCCGGTTCTTGTGGTCTGAAAGCCTCGCCGCCGGTGAACCGCCGCGACTGCTGGGCTTTCCGGTTTATCTCGATGAAGAAATGCCCGATGTCGCAGCGGATGCGAGGCCCATTGCATTCGGCGACTTCATGGCGGGCTATCTCATCGTTGACCGCATTGGCCTGCGCCTGTTGCGCGACCCGTTCACGGATAAACCGAACGTGAGGTTCTACACGACCAAGCGCGTCGGTGGTGCGGTGTTCAACTCGGAGGCTATCAAACTTCTGCGGGTTGGCATCTGATGAGAATTCGGGCGGCAGTCTTTCCATCTTGTTCCTGCCGTCCGGGCGCTGATCGTGCGCGGGCTATCTCCGCCCATGCGATCCGGTTTCAGTCGGACAGTCACGAAAGCAACCCCGACACGGCACGGCGGACCATGACCGGCCCGCGCGGTGCCAAGCCCGCCTCGGTGTCCTGCCGGTTCGCCGGTTCGGGGCGGGCACCCCCACCGGGGGAGGGTAAAACTTGCCAGTCTGCAACACTGGAACCGGCGATCCAACCTTTCATTAGCCCATGCTGAAATCATAAGGAAAAAGCCCAATGCCACGCAAACCGAAACCCCATGCCCTTAAACTCATCACGGGCACCACGCGCGGCAAGGCCACAGAGGCCACCACGTCCCGCCTGAGCGGCACGACACCGCCCGCCTTCCTATCAGATCGAGCGCGGGCACACTGGCCAGACCTTGCCCGCCTGCTGGCCGATCTGGGCGTGCTGAGCGACGGCGACATGATCGCCTTGGGTTTGCTTTGTGAAACGCTGGCCGAGTGGATCGAGGCGGGCAAGACAATTGCCCGGCACGGGGCGACATATGAATGCACGACCGAGGCGGGGGCCGTAATGTATCGCGCTCACCCGGCAGTGGCGCAGCGCAATGACGCGGCCCGGCGGGTGCAATCGCTCTTGTCTGAATTCGGGCTGACACCTGCTGCGCGCGCCAAGGTTCAGGGCCTGCCCGATCTGCGCGACGATCCGGCGACGGGATATTTCAAATGACCGATCATTTGCCAGCCTTTGCCCGCGCCGCACATGACCGGATGCTGGACGCCTTCGATAACATGATGCAGGGCGCTATCAAGCGCGCTGGTGAGGCGACAGAGGCCAAGGCCCGCGCCGAGGGCAAGACGCCGCACGAGGCCGCACAGGCCGCGCAGGAGCACGTCAACCGGCTGTTGATCAAGATGGCCCGCGAACGCGCACGCCTTGAGGCTGAGGGGGCACGGCGGCAATGACCCGATCGCCCGAGGCCCGACTATGGCACGCTATCCTGGCCCATTCGCTTCATGACGCCGCGCGCGGCAAGGATACTTCATGGATAGGATCACGGGACTTTGCGGTGGTTTGTGCG